TGCTTTAGCTATTTCTTCCTTATAAGCTAATTCTTTTCTTTTAATATCTATTGGGTCATCTATTTCTTTGTCAAATGAATAATTATCGTCTATTAAAAAATCTATCTCTTCGGAATTTAAATGAGGCTTAGTTGTATTATAATATTCTTTTACTAATGCTTCGTTTTCTAAATTTGAGTAATCTTTGTTAAGCTTTACATAGTCCTCTAATGTTCCACCGGTTTCAGCCATAAAGTTTATTAAATCATTAACTCCTTCTGGTATTTCAACTTTAGGTTCTAATGGTTCTTCAATTTTTTCTTCAGCTTTTATTGTATCTACTACTTCTTTTTCTTTTTCTTGACTTTGTTCGGTAAGCTCTTCAGGCTGCGCTTCGTTTTCTTTTTGTATTTCTTCGCTAGCGCTGGATTCGTCGCGTACAGGAACCTCATCTGTGCTTTGCTCTTGAATGGCATCTGTTTCTTCTTTAGGTTTTCTTAAATCTACTTTAGTGACTGTTTCAGTCCCAGTATCAAGCCCCATTTTTTTTAGAACTTTTGTTTCTTTTTCAGCTATAGATGGATTTTCATCTTCTACAACTTTTGCTTTTATTTCTTCTGACATAATATAATATAATTGTTTTTATTCTTTTTATAAAGGTAAGAATAATTAACCTTATGCTCCTTGATATGCAACTATAGTTCCAGAGTTTACATCAATTTCAGTCCAACGACCATAAATTGTTACTCCTTTTGGAAAGGTTACGCTATCTACTACAAGACCCGCTGCTCCAGCTCCTATGCCTTCAGTATTAACATAAGTTGTTGCGCTTTCTGCAACTAATCCACTTGCGCTATCAAAAACTGTATCAGATAACATTGTTATTGCTACCCATACATTTCCAGAAGTTGGTGTAATTGCTGCTGAACTTGCTGTTGTATATGCTGAACCGTTTATACTACCGGTCCAATCGTTTTTTACTACTTTTCCCATTTTTATTTATTTAATTATTACCTTGGTTCAAATTGTTCTAAACCAAATCCTCCTAAAGTATCAAACCCGCTTGATTCAAAGTTTTTTGGCGGCGTATTATTTTTTCTTTGTTCTATTAACTCAGACTGTTGTGAAGCTTGAATTTTTGTTCTTTCATCTTTTCTATCTTCACGAAACTTATCTTTATCATTAATCACTCGTAAATCCATTTCTTTAAGCTTTACATTTAACTGGAACTCGTGTAACATAAGCTCTTTTTTAATTGCAGCTTCTCTTTCTAGCTTTTGAATATCAAATTGCGTTTGGGCTTGACCCATTTTTACTTTATTTTCTGTAAGTATTGTATTCTTTTGAATGTCAACAGCAGCGGCTGATTCCGCAGCTTTAGCGTTAGACTCAGATTGAAGTTGTATATTTCTAGCACTGATAGCTTGATCTTGTTCTAATTTTTTTCTTCTTTTTAATTTTAAACATTGGTTAGCTAGTTTTAAATTTTTAATTTCTCTAACGTCTATTGCATCTTCTAAATTAATTTGATCTTTTGCTAATGCTGCTTGTATATTATTTTCTAATAATTGTTTTTCTTCTTCATCGGGGCTTAATTCTAAAAATATACCAAAATCATGTAAATGTAACGTGTTTACTTCTTGTAAATTTGCAACGTTAAATCTTCCTAAAGAGTTTACAAAGGAATTTTTAGTATTAGCAAATTCTAATACATCTGAAACTCTTAAACTTACTGCCTCTGCAGTTTTTAACGTTAAATACAACCCTGCTTGTAATACGTGACGAGTAGCTGTGTTAGAATTAGCAGCTGCTATTTTTTGCAATCCTACTAAAGCATTTTTATCAGGAGTTGATCCATCTCTTGCTTCATTTAATCCTGTAACGTCTCGCATGTTTTGTAAATAATAATTATAAGCGGTGATTAAAGAAGAAATTTTTCCTCCTCCGCTTCCACTTTGTAATTCTTGAATTGGAACTCTACCGTTATTAAATTCACCATCTTGAGTCATTGATCTACCTATAACTGAACCTGTTTGAAAAAACATATTTAATGCTTCTTGAGGATTATAATTTGTACCGTTTCCTAAATCAACTTCTGCTATTCCATCTGCATCTAAAAATACTCCATCTGGTACCATTCTTGATAATACTTGTTGTAACTTTAAATGAGTTAATTGAATCATGTCTGCAAATGTTGTCATTCTACTAACTAATGATTCTAATCTTCCTTTATACATTCTAGGAGCAACAATATTATAAGACATTTCAACTTTTGTAGTGTCTGATTTAGGTCTAGTCATGTTTTCAGCTAACTTCCAAGAAAGTACATTTTCGCTTCCAATTATTTTTGCTCCTGAATACAACACTTCAATAGCTCTGTCAACTTTTTCAAATCTTGATCTTTGATCTGCGGGAGGATTAAAATTATCATCTTTTTTAATTGCTTTTTTTCCTCCCGACGTGGTTTCTTTAATTTTATATGTTTGACTTCTGTAAGTTTTATATTCAAAATATAAAATATACACATATCCATCGTCATCTCCGTCTAACGCTCCATATGATTTATTATATAGTAAAGCACCAGAGCCTAGTCCATTGTCTTCAATATTTTTAATTTCTTCATCTGTAATTTCAGGAAATTGTTTTTTAAGCTCAACAATACTTATTTTTTTTATTTCACCAACATAATATAAATCATCAAAATAAGGTGATTCCGTAAAAGAATATACAATATCTGCGGGATCAACATAATTAATAGTTATACCTTCTGCTTTATTAAATCCATTTTTAGCACAAGCCATACCTATTACAGTAATATCATAGTCTAAACGTTTTTTTGTAAGCTCATATTTATTTTTATCAAATACATTTGTTAAAGCTTCTTCTTGCGCAATTTCAATACCTTGTTTATAATCCATTTGCATATGAACACCTAACTCTTGTGCATCCATTGGTAAAGTTTGGGGGTCGGTTTTAAAAGTATTTATATTTAATGTTTGTTGAATATTTTCAATAAACTCTTTTGCTTGCATATCACGAACTATATCTTCCATATATTCTGTTCGTTTTTGAACAGATTTAGGATCTTGTGAATATGCTTTTATGTCGTACATTCTTTCTGCAATACCATTTACTACTATATCTACAAACTTTGGAATAATTGGTACTGGCTTCCAATCTAAATTTAAATAAGATAAATCTCCATTAATTGATAATTCATCTTTATACTTTTGTATTGATTGCTCTCCTCTTGCGTATAATCTTAATCTATGAAAATTTTCACGATTAGACTGATACCTTGAAGTACCAGAATCTTTTTTAAACCATTCCGATTCGATAGCTCTTCCAATTTTCTTACCATACTCTATGCTAGCTTTTTCTGTGTCAGATACTGACATACTTGGGAATAATCCTGTTGGGTGTGACTTTGCCATTTATTTTAATATTTTTGAAAAATTTCCTTGATTATTGTATTTTTTAAATTCAAATTCTAATTTTTTTGTTGTTTTAACTACAGCAGGAGCATACATATTTTTATTACATGCCATTATTGCAAGCCCTGAACTTATTGCTGCATCAAATTTTGTTCTTTTATTTATATCAAACAAAGCCCAATCATTTAATGTACGATCAAAATAAAGATCCCCATAGTTGTTATCTTCTTTTAATCCTACGTGTCTATCTATATATGATTCAATAGCTGCTGCATGTGCTTGTCTAATATCTTCAGAAGAGTTTGGAATTCCACCCACTTCTTTTTCTGTAACAGATAATTTATTATAATTTTTATCTGGCCTGTTCATAGAATATCCTCTATAGCCTCTTCTTTTTAAATAATATAAAAGTCTGGGCTTATTGTTTTCTGCAAGTAATGGCATACCATAAAATACTAATGCCATAAGTACATCTTCAAAAAACATTTCTGCCGTTGGAGGTCTTGATACATATTCAAGAAAAAAACTATTAGAAGGGGCTTCGTCTAAACTAAACTTAGTTAATCCGTGTAATGCTCCTTTCGATCCTTGACCATCTGTCGTTCCGGATATATCGTAACTATCACATCCAAAAGCCCCTAAGTGTTCATTTCCAGGAGTTTTTCTACCTCTATTATTAATTACAATGTTTTGCATCTGTACCGGCGGAATCCAAGATACATTAAATCTTCCTTTTAAATCTGGCATAAATATAACTTTACTATCTTTTACACCATTCTCCCATTGAAAGTTTCCTTTTGATACAAACCCAGAGTTTTTTAAATCTCCATTGTAATCTATTTGTTCGTATATCTTTTGTAAATTAAATATACTATTTTTTGTTTCGTCTCTAAACGCATGCTCTTCTGTACGCGGGAATTGACGATAAAATTCATTTAGCGCGTCTTGATCGCTTTTAAGACCGTCCGCTTCGTTTTGCCAGTGCTCAATAACTCCTGTTCCAATTGTTTCTCCATAATTGTCGCAACGGCTAGTATCTCCAGATTCAAAGACAGGCATTCCGCAATCGTCAATAAATCCTTCGTAGTTCCATTCCATAGGTATGAATAAGCTATATAATCCAGAGCTTGTTTGTCCATTTCTGTTTCGTTTTGTAACGTCTGAAGCATGATATAATTTTTTAAAGTTATCACCACCCTTATCTAATGCGTTTGATGTTGATCCCATCATACACTTTCCTATTATCCTACTACCTAGTCTAAGGGTTGTTTTTGTTACTCTCCAATTATTTAATATATTATCTGGTCTTTCCCATTTACCAGATTCATCGTGAACTAATAATTTTAACTTTTCACCATCATATGAGTTATCACCTGTGTTCTTCCAGTCTATTGTTGTATCGAGCCCTTCGAGTTCTTGGGGCTTGGATTTGGTTGCACTGGTGATGGACTTTCTTGTGAGTTTGGATGCTGGGACACGGTAGGCCAACTCTGTCTTGGGGCGGTCCATTCCGTCTTGTATTGGTTTGAAGAAGAATGGATAGTGCGATGAAATTGGTACGACCTTGTCGGTAAACATCTTCTTTGCATCTGCACCAGTCTTCGATAAGATTCCGAATCTAGAATCTGATGAGATTGTAGCTTGATTAACTGTCTCGCTGCTTGACATGAAGCTAAATCCAGACCGTCTATTTTTAAGGTAGCAAATCCCATAACATCTTGTGTCTGCCTTGCAAGCTTCCCAGAATATGAAGAATAATCTGTTTGCTTCTCGAAAGTCTGGCTTCCCAACATCAATCTTGGACCACTGCAAGTACATATAATGAGTGCCAGTAATATAAGTGCTATTGCCCTTGTTAAGGAACCAATAACCCTCTTCTCTACGAGTAAACTCTTTATCAATGTATACATACCATTTTTCTTTTAACTCTTCTGGATAATCTCTCCAATCAAATATTGTTTTTAATCTTTTAAGTTCTTGTGGATATTCGTGAGGAATCCATTTATCATATTTGCTATACACGTCTTTTTCAGCAGGTAAAGCTATTCGTAAGTTTTGTATTTCATATACTTCACCTATTTTACCTGTCTTGCTAATAACAACAACGTCATGTTCTTCATTATATCCATACTGCCATTTCTTGCCTTTGTTTAATCTACTAATAGTAGTTTTTTTAATTGGCTCAATAATCTTATATAATGTTTGTTGATATGACATTATTTAGATTTTTTTTCTGCAAACCCCGAAAATGTATTTTCTTTTATTTGCGTTGGTTTGTTTTCAAGTAAGTTTTTTTCAACTTCTATTCTATTTAATATTTCAAACGCATCGAATATTGCAAGCTTCTTTGTAGCTGCTGCGTTTTTTAGTCTATCAGCAGAAACATCGTCATCAGTTTCAACTATAGCTTCTTTTGCTACTTTAACTAATTCGTCAACCGCTTTATAACCAGCTTGGATTATACTCTCTTTCTGTTTCTTTAAATCCATAACGTATAGATATTTCATTATTTATTACCCTATATAGTCTTTCACCTTCAATTACAAACTCATATTCACTATCTGGAGTAAATCCTATTTTTTCATTAACCTTAAAATTATTCGTGTTATCTACGTATTTAACAATACCGGTTAATGACATTTCTTTATTTATTGAAAACTTATCATCGTTCAGTAAAGGTTTTACAAAACTAAATCCTTGATTTGCTTTCCATATGCCATCACGCTTGTATAAAAATATTTGCTCAAGTTCGCAGAAGTATAAATTATCTTTAAAATAACTTTTACTATTGCGTTCAATACCTCTAACATCATGCCAACGACGAAATATGTTATGATGAACATAAAGCTGATCACCTCTGTTAATATGTGTATCACGTGCTATAGGTGTTTCATAAACTATTGCTTCTCGACTTACAAACTTATGATCAGATATATCTGTGTTTAATATTAACTCTTTATCCCCAATCTTTTTTGTATTGTCGTATCTTTCTTTTTTAGGTTTTATTAAAAAGGAATAAATAGGTTTCATTAATATTGTAAATTATACTCAACGGATATGGCCATGTTTTTATTAAAACTTTTCCATGGTAATACATCTGTGCCTTTCTTTATGTAAATAGAGTAATTATCTTTTTCATCTATTATATCACATATAGTATGGCCTCCATAAACTTCTTGGCCAACAGCGTAGTGCATTGCGTCTGTTTTATAGTCTTTCCCAATACTAATCTTTCTTATCAGTTTGCTCATCTGTTTCTTCTGTTTCAGTGAGGGTACCGTCTTCAACATTTATACTAACACGTCCATAAGTTTTTTCTAGCTCAACCTGAATAGCTTTTAAGTCTTCACGGACCGTATCATATGCTTTTAAAACTTTGTTCTTATCTACTGCTAATGCTCCTAGCTTATATTGTAGATTATTTAAAACTGATATTTTAGCTTGTAAATTTTCAAGCTCCTCTTTTGTTATTTTCTTTTTTGACATTTTATTTAATTTAATTTAATTACACTATATACAAATATAGTATTTATTCTTTTATGTTACGAGTCCATACTACACTCAAAGTTATAAAACCTACAGCACACTGCAAAGTCGTATCGCATGTTCCATCTTCAAAGTCTTCTTTATTATATAATGCACCTACCATAAATCCTGTTATAGGTGCTATGATTATGTCAGCATTTTTAATTTGACCTATTATCAATAATAATGTAAATATCCCAAGTAATATATATGCTATCATTTTAATTTATTTTTATTGCCATATATATATAAGTATCACCTGATTTATTAAACCCATCTGTTGATGACATAGTTGAAGCATATTGAAATCCTGTTGATGTAAATGTAACATCAATATCTCCGTTAGTTACTTCTGTTTCTGCTTGACTTGATTCTGCAGCTAAAAATTTATTTATATAACCACCACTTCCACCTCTTACAGAATCTAAAATATACCAACTATAACCTGCAGAAGTTATGTTTTTTACCATTAAAAAGTCAGGTTGGAATCCTGTTGTTACAGTTAATGCACCTGCAGTTCCAGTATAACTTCCAAATTTTTGATACTCTGTTACTGAATGAAAACAATAAGCAATATAATTTATACCTGATGAATCATTAGTTGCACCTGCATTACCAACTGTAAATACAGTAGATGTTGGAGATGTACTATTCCAATGAGAAGCTCCTGATAAAGATTGCCAGTTATTGTTTAATGATAAATAATTAGCATTACCAATACTCGCATTATATACTGCCCAATCAACTGCTTGTGAGATGTTTTTAACTATTATCATTTCAGGAGCAGCAGAAAGTCCGTGCCCGATAGTAGCACCTGAAGTACCGTTTCCTTCATATTTAACAATACTAAACCCAGAATTAACATTTGCACTAACAAGTGAATCTATACTTCCTTCTGTGTTTATTGTCGGTTCGTTATCATCGGCTTTCCAAGCCCACCCCACAATTGTAAAATTAGTTTCATTTACTGCATTTATTGGTGAAGCAAATTGAAATCCATCATCTGTAAATTGTGTTAGTTTATAACTATTTAAAGCACCATTACTACTTGAAGACAATCCTGAATTAGCAGATGAAGTGTTTAATAAATTAGTATATAAAATATGACCGTGGCCATAATTACCAGTTCTGTATTTCACCCAAACTAAAGATGGTTCAAATCCATACCCATCAATAGTTCTTGTTGTACTATTATCACCTGACCAAGTTTGTATACCAAAACTTTTTGCTACTGTTGGTGCTTCTGTGTCAGGGTCTGCAGCAAATGCCATATAGATAAATGTATTACCATTTTCATTTAAAAAGTTTGATACACTTGTTCCTCCTGCTACTTGAAAACCATTAGAGTAAAAGTTTATTGAATCTACAGTATTAGTAAATTCTGCATCAGCTAAATTAGGTCTTAACCAAGTTTGTCTTGGATTTGTTGTTGCTCTTTTATTATCTACTAATGCCCAGTTATCTGTACCACTTGCATCTTTAATTATTATCATTGCAGGTTCAAATCCTGTTTCTACCATTGGTCCTGTTGTAGTTCCATTACCTGTGTATGAGCCAATCTTTGAAAATCCATCAATACTTTTAAAACAATAAGCAATAATATTTTCACCACTTCCATTACTACCACCATCATTAGCAACTGAAAAAACAGTTGAGGTTGGAACTGTGCTATTCCAAATACTTGAAACAGAAGCAACTGCATCAGTACCATTTAACTTTAAATATTTTGTGCCATCACCTAAACCTGTATGCCAAACCCACCAATTTTTAACTGAACTTCTATTTTTAACTATAACCATTTCAGGAGCAACACCTAATCCGTGTCCTACGGTAGCTGCACTTCCAGTACCTGTATATGAAATAATAGAAAATCCTGCATCTTGATTAGCTTGTACTGTACTTGTAATACTTCCATCTGTATTACTGCTTGTAGTTCCTCCGTTTGCTTTAAAACACCAAGCTACGAAACCATCACCATTGTAATTATGTCCTGATTCGCTACCTACTGTAAATCCCCCTGTATCAAACGAAGTTAATCCATTGGCTATTGTTCCTTCAGCACCAGTTGTATTTGGTAAAATATATTTACCTGCACCTCTTGTTGAATCGTATATAACGTGATTAAAACCTAAATCTCTACCTTTTATCCAAACTAAATCAGGAGTAAAATTTAGTCCAAACTCATACGTAACATTTGTATCAGTACCATTGTAAGTTCTCATATCATCATTACTATTCCCTTCAAATCTATAACTTGCTACTAATGGGTTTTCATTATACAATGTAGTTACTTCTGCTGCTGATATTGTTTTGTTAAATAATCTTACTTGGTCTAATTGTCCTCCAACATATTTTGAATATTGTTCATCAAACATTATATTAAGATTGTAAGCAGATGTTACAGTAGATGTATTTGAAACACTCTGTGTTAATACATTTTGTCCATTTTTATAATATTTCATTTCACTTGATGACACTGTAAAAACACAATGCACCCAATCAGAACCATCTGCTCCAAAATCATACATATAACTATCAGAAATAACATAAGTGCCATTACCTGCACTTCTTGATAATGACATATTTCCGTCATTTGTGTTCTTTACATTAACCCTATATCCTGCTACACTTGAATTACCACCCTCGCCAATTATTATTGACCAATCACCTACAGAAATATTTTTTGCCCAAAAAGATATACTAATTGAAGTATTGTTATTAAGAGGTTTAGCACTTGTTGTTATTTTACTACTACTCCCATTAAAACTTGCTGCTTGTCCATATCTTCCTGCTGCATATTGTATCGCAGTTCCAGTTCCATTATAATTACCACTTAAATCTACTTCATCATTTTCAAATCTATAAGTAGCTAAACAAGATGTATCGCCAAGCACTTGTAGTGTGTCTGTTGTATCTACATTTAATGGGTCTAATGATTCTACTGTTGCTGCTGTTTCTGCATATAGTGTTGAAACTTGTGACGCCGATAATTCTTTTTGAAATATTCTAAATTGGTCTATTTTACCTAATAAGTTATTACCTCCTGATGAATTATTTGCACCTAAATAATTAGCACTACCATCAGCAGCCTTACTAATATTGCCTGTTGTATGTTCTAAACTGCCATTTACATATATTTTTGCAGGACTTCCACTTTTAAAAGTAATTACTAAATGATACCAAGTATTTGCATTAAAAGATATTCCGTGATTAAACCAACCACCTCCACCAAAGTTTGCTTTATTAGAATCTGTTGATGCTGCTCGAAATATTATTCTATTTCCTGAATTGAATTCAAATACAGTTTGTGTGCCACTTGTTGCACCTGTGTTAAACCAGACAGATAAACTGTGTTCATTAGTATCTATAACACTACTTGGAATTGTAACAACACCTGCATTTGTAAAATATCCACTTGCACCAAACTTACCTCCATTAATAGAATGTCCTGAAGCACCATCTCCTTCGTATAATACTACTCCAAAGTTCTCACTTGCCACAAACGCAGGCGGGGCTGAAGACATTAATCTTTTATTTAAACTCATTTAATTAAATATTAGGAAAATCGTATAATACTACTTCTTTTTTTTCTGTTAAAGCATTTATTTCTGTTTCAACAGTTGCTGATTGTGTTCTTAAATTTGTTCTTGCTGTTTGTACATCAGCTGGGATTGCATCGTTGTTATCTGTTTTTCTAATAACATACCAATCCGTTTCAGCTAATTTAGAATTTACTTGTGATTTAAAATGGTTTATTCTTTTTGTTTTTAATTCATCTAAAGTTTTAGCCCATGTTTTATCAACTAAATCTTTTCTAAATACAGTGTTTGGTGAATCAAAATATATTTCACCCAGTGTATGAATTCGTTCATCATAGTCATTACTTATTACAACATCAAACATTCCCGCGTTTTGCAATTCTGTTTGTGACATTTTAGGTGC